ATTACGGCCGCATCCACGGCGCTCATATTTGGAGGATCTACTAAGGTCGGGGCACCACCTCCCGATCCAGCTCCGCCTCCCGCCCCGGAATCTTTGTTATCTTCCTTCGGGTTTAGAGTGTTGAGCTCGTCGAATCCCATGATGGACCGGTTCGCTTTTTTAACCTTATCCGCAGCTTTCTTAACATCATTTCCCGCCTTCTTTGCGGATCCACCGTAGGCTCCCATGGCGTTCTTGGCTGCCACCAGGTTCTTTGTAGCACCAAGACTCTGCCTAAACGACTTCCCAAAAAGAGCATTTATGAAGCTCGCAATATACTGCGTTGCGGTCGCTACGGCGCTCATAAGCGCGTTAATCGCGGGGAGGATTGCCTGGTAGATCGGCATAAACGCAACCATCAGGTTTGTGCGGATTTGGTTCAGGGAATTGGAAAACTGAGCATTTGTCTGTAAGGACGTAAAAATGCCATTCGCCATCGCCTTAATCCCACCAATCACCATCGGGAAAATCATGCCCCATGTGACCATAGATCGGGCCATGATTTTCAGGCTACTTCCAGATGCATCGAACCCACTTTTTGCTTTCCGGGCTTCATTTCCAGAGGATGTAAACATCCCTTTGATCCGCTGCATTACGGATGATGTTCTCGTAGCTGCGGCGTTTGTCTGTCCGAGCTTCTGCCGAAGATCCCCCATCATTCGTGAGAGGATCCTTGTTTTATTTCCGGATGTATTTGCTGCATTTCCGACACCCGCCATTTTCTCGTCGAGTGCGGACAAACTAAAGCCCAACCGGTCAGATTTTCCGGTCAACTGTACGATCTTTGCCTCCGTTTTCAGGAGGTCTTCGTATATCTTGTTTTTGGCCTCCGGGTTGACCGCTTGGTCGTACCGTCTCTGAAACTCAGCCAACTTCTGTTGATTCATGCCGATCTGGCGGTTGATATTTTCCAGTTCCGCCTCCCAGTTTTGGGATTGAGCTATCATCTGATCCATGCTCATATTCGGGGGTGCCCTTGGAGCGCTTGGTGCCTTTACGGCATCACTCGGCTGTGGCACACTCCGCTCTGGCGCATCTACTTTGATCCGCGGTAGCCGGATGTTTCTAACCGCCTGCATCGCTTTTCCAATCGTAGATTTAATGTTGTTCGCCACTCCTGACATGGCACTCTTTGCAGAGTTCCCAGCCGACTTCATTCCCTGTGACATTGTGTTTTTCACACTTGCCATAGCAGACTTCATGCTGCCGCTCAATGTCTTTTGCAGCTGTCCCCCGATTGCACCAGCAACCTGTCGGACCTGCCCCTCTATGTCGGACTGTATCTCGAGATCTAAGCTGATCTTCCCTACGCTGTCGCTCACCTATACCCCTCCTTTCTGCATAAAAAAAATACCCGCAATAAGCTGCGGGTACTAACTAAACATCTGTGCGATAAGCTGCTGTACTTCTTTTACGGATTCTTCTTTTTCCTCTTCTGTCATCTCCTTCACCGGGTCGTGCTCTGTCCGCCATTGATCTCGGATGGAGCGCTGCTCCGGAGTGAAATGCTCGAGGATGTCGGGATCCTCTTCTGCCCTGATTTGAACGATACTCCCGAGAGGAGTATTCGGCATAATCCCATTTAGCAGCCGGCTAAACTCCGCCCAGGACATGTCGTTATCCCCGGTCATTGTCTCTAAGCGTATCCCATACTGCTTTGCGAAAGAAGCCTCAATGAGGTCCCAATCCTCGTACAGATCGTACCAGCTACTTTTTACCCTTTTTCCTGGGCGTCTGGCTTTGTTCTTCCACCTCCTCGAGGGTTAAATTCGCAAGACTGGCCATAATGACCTTTGAGATGTCTACATAGACTGGCTCAGGAAAATCCTGTTCCATGAGGTAGTCAGACGCTTCTTTCCCCAGGGCGGTCGTAATCATCTTGTCTAACTGTTCAAATTCCCCAAGATCCTTATCCTTAGAGATCGCATCCAGCATGATTGCCACACTTCGGCTGTTGTTGATCGTAAATTCGTGATCTTCGTCAATCACGACGGTCGGCTTCTTTCCGCCGTTTAAAATTCTTTCTGCAAGGTTATACTGTCTTCCCATTGTCAATCTCCTTATTTTTCTAGTGTTGCTTGTGATGATGGTGCTGGTGTGTATTCCGGTTTTCCATCGACGTTCATGTCAAATTCGAGCGGCGCGACGTTCGTGGAGTCCCCTCCAAGCGTCTTTACGTCCAGAACACAGTTGTACTCGAGTTTAGATCCGTCCGGGAAACTAATGTCCGCTTTTGTGGAGCAGTCCAACCCGTCTTTCCAAGTAGTGTTGTATACGTAGTCATTCCCCTTATCCCCAACAGACCTTTTGCCTTTCAGGGAGATGGATGCCTTCTTTCCTGTCATCAGTGCTCGTGCCCATCCCGCGGTGGTCATCGGGGTCCATTCTTCCACATTACCTTCCACTGACAGCTCAAAGGTTTCCATGTCAGCCACGGGGGCCATATCTTCCTCGGCGCTGTTCACCCCTTTTGTCCCGATTCGGAACACGATACCGTAGACAGGGAAAACTCCGAGTGATACTTTATTTTCCATATTTTCACTTTCCTTTCCTGTAATAAATTACAAAGTTGATTACATATTCATAAATTCCTTTATCGTCCGTTCCAATGCCGACCGGTTCCGCGGTCCGCATATCGAACTTGATAACATCTTTTCTGCCGATTGTCCCGGCCTGACCAAAGAGACAATCGTAAATCTCCTGGGCCTTTACTTCCGCGGCTGTCACATTTTTGCCCCAGTGGACAAACACGGAAACCGCCTTGGTGGCGTAGGATGCCTGATCTACCCCGCCAAGAGGCAGCACAGGCGCAACCCCGTCCGTGGGGTACACCGTGATACTCTTTTCTGCGGTATCCGATCGTTTTCCTGCGTACCAGTTCGGGCAGTCGACCTTCTCTTCTAAAAAATCCAGAACGTCTATTAGTGTCATTTGATTAGCCCTCCTCCGAACTGTTTTAAAAATTTCCCATACGTGTCTTTTACAAAACTGTTCTTCTCTCCGTCGATGTAGGCCTGCATCCATAAGCCCTGAGCATTTACGTTTTTATCCGTCCGGAAGTTAAATTCCGGATGCCAGTAGAGTCTACGGGCATAAGGGGTATCAAAAATGATGTAAGCCACCATGTCCTCGATCAGTGTATATCCGCTATCCTCTAGGGCCCCCGTATCCTTCGGAACAACCCCCGATGTCTTTATATCCGCAAGTACAGCCTCTACCGTTGCATCGAAGGCCTTTTTCTTTGCACTCTCCAGCTGCTTGATCGCCCCCGGGTAGATCGTGACCCTCACTTTCACGCTCATTATATCAGCCTCAGTTCCGTATAGTTTACAGTTCCGTTGGGGTTTCGAGCCTTGTTTCCCTGAAAGATCGTCCGATCCACACCGCAAACGGTAGCCATTCCGCCACTAAGGGTAGGAAGCTCCGGGGCGATGTCTCCAGGGAAAAGTGCAATCCCTGTCAGCTGCACTTGTTTTCCATCGGGCGTGAATACCGTTTTTGCGGTGTCCTGATAGTTGCAATGAAGGTCCGCCTGGAAGGCTGGAATCGGTTCCCCCTCTCGAGACAAGTCTTCGGAGTCGATCCGGATATGGATCGGTACCTTGCACAAACGTTTTGGCACTAAACATGGGTACTGCATAAGATCACCTCGCTAACCGGCAGCATAAGCCTGTCTGAGACAGCAAAGCGTACACATCTCGCTTCATAGCAATGCCTTTCTCAACAAAGACATTCCAAGAACTGCCGAACTGCGCCGATACGCTGTTAATGCTGTAACTAGAGAGAACCGTGTTGATCTCGTCTGCATTTTCGATCTCAAAATCTGCTTGCTGACAGACAACCTCCTGGATCACATCTCGCTGAAACTCTGTAAGACTGGAAAAACCCTGCCCTACAATCCGGTTGTAAGTCAGGGAGTCTACGTGCCTACTGGCCTGCCGGAGCGCCTTTTCCAGGTCCTGCTCCGGCACAATGCTGCCTTTATATACGCTTGTATAATAATCCGCGGTTACATAAGGTTCGTAGGCCATCTACTCACCCTCCCCTGCCTGGGCCTCCTGGATTTTCTTCACAACGCCTACAAGGGTGTTGGATCGGCCTAAGTCGATCTCGTGTTCCTTTGCATACGTTTTTAGGATCTGAATAGCTCCGT